ACCCATAAATAATGAACCTGCTAAACCACGTATAACCTTTTGAGATGTTTCTGAACCTGTTAATGCTATATTACCAATAGCTCTAAATACTCCACCAGCTCCAGCGCCACCTAAAAAGCCATGCATCATTTGGTCTACACCACCTTGCCATGATGATATAGCAGAAGCAGTTCCTAAATGAAATGCTCCTTCCATCATATGACGTGCTTTATTTCCAGTAAGAAATCCTAATACATCTGACGTTGCACCAGCTTTACCTGTAGTTGCCATACTTAATGCAGGCCTAACTACATCTTTTGCTTTTCTAGTTAAAAATTTAGCTCCAGCCATTGGAATTGATTTATCATTTAACGCTGCAGCTGTTTTAGCTAAGCTACTAAGTGCAACTGATTTTGTTAATTTTGCTCCAAGATTTAAAGGGGTAGCCATAATACCAGGAGCGAATCCTGCTAAATGACCTAAGTTTCTAAATATTTGTTCGTATTCATTATCAGCAGGCTCCATAAGGTTTAAAGTAGTAAACCCTTCAAAGAACCCTGCCCCTGCTTGTTTAAATGCATCTATAAGGTCAAATTCACCTTCATAGAATGGTACATTATGATAAGCAGCGTGTTGCCTTATACTTTCTTTATCTGATTCAGTATAAAAAGCTTGATTAGAATTATAATGATTAATTCTATCACGTGTTAAATTGGCATCCCACGTGGGTTGAAATTGTTGCTGAGTGCCTACACCAGTTTGCTCCTCTTGTGGAGGCTGCCCCGTATTAAAAGGGGTAAATAACGACATACTCCTCCTTTATCGGTTAGCTTTTTTCCAGTCTTCTATTGCTGACATTACTTCTGATACTCCCATACCACCTGCCATTACTGCTCCGATTATATCTCCTACTGGAATAGCAGGACTATCTGCCATTGCAGCGATTCCAAATCTAGCTGCCATTGCTGGAGCTTTCATTGCTAAACGTTTTGCTACATATTGACCTAAAGGCATACCTCCAGCTACTAAACCTGCTGTAGCTCCAGCACCCTTACCTACTGCAGCTCCTTTATCTCCTCCAACAAATCCACCAACTGTTTCACCACCAAGACCAAATATTGTTGGAGCAAAACCACGTAAACTACTTACATGCTTTAATTTACCTGCTTTACTACCTTTAAGCTGTTCCCACCTAGTATTTTCTTTAACCATTTTACGTAATTCTTTACTGCCAGTTGTTTTGGCATTATTAAGATTAGATTTTGCTTCTTCTAATAAAGCTTTAGCACTTTTAACATCTTTTGCTTTACCTTTATAAGCCTTTTTACCTTGCACCTCATCAAGCAAATCTTGTGCAGTTCTTACCTCATCACCTAATCCACTAATATTAGATTTATATTTTAATCTTGCCTCGTCCAATACGCCTTGTGGAGTAGATTGTAAAAATCTATATGTGCCTTCAGCAGCTGCAGCAGTTCCAACTCCTACACCAACTGTAGCAACTGGACTATCTGATACTCTATCAAAAAAATCTACACTTTTTTTAGGCAAAAATTTACTATAAAACATTGAATCATCTTTATTGGTATATCCTTTAATATTATAAATAGACTCTTCTAAAATAGGATTATTCGCAATAACAGATTGAATATCGTCTTCATCATAACCTTGCTCATTTAAAGTTTGCAATTCAGCTATAAACATCCTATTACGTATGCCTACTGATTCTTGCCAACCCATATCAAATATTTTACTATCTGTATCAGTCCAAGCTTGACCATCTGCTGTTACTATTTTTTTATACTTCGCTTTAGCATCTGCTCTAGTAGGAAATGCTTTTTCTCCTTGATATACTAACTCTCCACCTTGTATTTGTAAATTTGATGGAGAGTATGCTAAATTTTCAAAGAATTTAGATGCTTCTGGTTTACCATATCCTGCTGCATCCATACCACGCTGTTTTTTAAACTCTTCTAGTTCTAACGCAGATTGTGTTAAGCTTAATTGAGTTTGTTGCGCTTGAAGTGCAGATTGTTCATTTAGTCGTCCTTGTTGTGCTGCTTGTATTGCAAATTGTCTATTCTGCAAGTCTGTCTGCTGCTTTAACGCATTAGCTTTCATTAATAATTCAGGTATACTTGTTATTACACCTGCTAATGTTTCCTCTTTTGACATAATATTATCCTTTAATCCTTATAAAATATTTATACTTATCCAGGGTTATTAGTAAGGTCTATCCAATCAAGTCCAGCATCTTCAAACTCCGTATGAAAATCTTCTCGATAACCAGTAATATCTCCCATTGCATCATCATAATGTTCCCATTGAGTTTCATACATGTTAGAGAAAATGCTTTCTCTTTGTCTATCTATCATCGGATTACCAGTTTTCGCAAAACCACGTTGACCTGTAGCTATTTCATCTTTTGCAATCAATCCCATTAATCCTGTTTGGGCTTTTTCTGCACCTCTACGCACCTCTTTATACCCTTCAGTTCTAAATTCCTTTTCTTCCCCTCTATCATATGTCGGCATATATTTATAAAAATCCTCTTCAGTATAACTAGCATAGTCAGTCTCGCCTTTATAGATATCTCTGAAAAAAATCATACGCTCTTCATTAGTCATGCCAATTAAGTCATCAGTGGTGAAATCCCCTTCTTCAAGCGCTTTTTTATACTCTGCAAGACCTCCATATCTACTATCATCTTGTCTAACCTCTCTTTTATATCTATCTAAATCTGTTTCTACATAATCTTTCTTGTCAACCATTTTTTCTTTATAAAAAGATTTATCTCCAAACCACCAATCTGAATCGGTCAAATTATCAATCCATTTTTCTGTATCTCCAGTCCACCAATCTTCATCGGTCAAATTATCAACCGTGTCTTTTCCCCAATCATAAACATCTTCTGCAAAGCCAGTAACAGAATCTATAACCTTTTCAGTATCTCCAGTCCACCACTCAGGATGATGTTTTGGGTGCATCTGAACTCCCAAAACTTTTTTAGAATGATATTCCCTTAATCCTGTTGATGGATTAATAGTGCCAGCACCACCTCTACTTTCAAGTAACGCTTTTTCTTCAGGGGTAACATGCGCTAATTCCGTATCACCATTTCTACCTTGCGCTGCTAATAAATTGTACAATAAATTCATAACTTTTCCTATTTGTATTTATTTGATGGATTCATTAAAGAGCCCCAATCTGACGAATTAATCATTGAGTCTAATAAATTATCATAAAAAGTTTCACCTCCTGCCACTTCACTACTAGGAGCAAAATTCACTGCTTCACGTGGTAAACGTGTTGTTGTAATATCAGGTGATGGTAATACATCTAATAAGCTCTCTGGAGCTAAAACAAGTGGTTGACTTGTAATCTGTGGTGCTGAAGTTCCTGATGGTCTAAATAAATCAACACCTGTTGATTGTAAAGCCGCATCATACTCTGCTGTTCCTGGGGCCAATCCTTTAACTGCATCTTGACTAGCATACATTATCTGCTCTTTACTTCTCATTGATGGTATATAATGACCTAAAGGATTTTGAACATATGTGGCATATTTATCTACACCCATCGACAATCCTTGCGCTCCAACTGAAGCTCCTGCTTTTAATGCTCCTATTTGACGATTTTTTTCCTGCTCTTTTTCAATATTTATAATATCTTTTTGATATTTATCTTTTATTTTAGCTCCAATATTAATACCTTCTGCGCCTTTAATATTTCTAGCATCTAGCTCTCCTGGAGTCAATTCTTCACCTGCTTTTGAACCTAAGTATGAACCAGCTGCAGCTCCTGCGGCGCTCAAAGCTAATAAGACACCTGGACCTAACCCTCCAGTAGCAATACCTAATAAGCCTAATAATGCAGGCGTACCAAATTGACCTGCAAGGCCACCAAGAGTACCACCCATACTTCCCCAAAGACCTTCTTTTTTAGCTTGTTCTTGTTCTGCTTGATATTGTTCGTATATTGCGTTTTTTGTACGCATTAAATCAGAACGTAATAATCTACTATGTAATCCTCTTCTTGACATAATTATCCCCTATAATATAACACTATTTAAGTGCCTCTTCCTAATACATCTTCATCTACTGCTCTTTGCGCAGATTCTTGCGCAGTAATTACTGGAGCTATTCTAATATAACCACCTCTTAAAAAATGCTGAGTTGTAGCTTCTGAATCTCCATGAAAACCAGTCAAAAGAATCCGTACATAGTTAACATCGGTCGACTTAGATGCTCCAGTTAACGCTATTTCATTATCCCCAACAGCTGTCGCAGATAATATTGAAGTCCCTGAACCAGCCTCTGTCATTCGTTGCTGATATACTGTTATATTAAACATATCAGATGTGCCGTTTTCAAGATAATATAATTTTACCGCAGTCGGTATATATCCAATTGGTACACTAACAGTTGCAACTAATTGATTTATCGCACTAGCATTATTTACTCCTACATATCCTGCAGTAGCTGCTGTAACAACATTGCCTGCAGTTACTGCAGCCCCTGCTGTAAAATCGCTAGAAACTAATCTAATTTTTTGTGTGCTTCCATGCCAGCCATCATCTTTTGATTCATGAGGTTGAAATTTCCACCATCTATTTTGACCTTTAACATATAAAATTGCACCAAGACCAGTAGTTCGCAATATCATATCACCATCGTCTCCGTCATTTGGCAAAGGAGCAGATGACGAAACTTTCATTTTGTTACCTTTATGATGAAGTAATCTTCTAGTTTCTCTATCCATTATTTTACGTTTTTCATTCTATAAACAAATGTAATATCGTTAATCATAAAATCAGTATCTGCATCTCCCGTAAGTCTTAATTGATAAGAATACTTATTATTTGCTTCAGCTGCTGTAGTTGGTTTTAATTCTAAAGTCGTCCATACTGCTCCAGGGTCACTAAATGGAGTATTATCAGAATTAAATTGATAATCTGTAGTTCCTCCATTAACTCTATATTTTGCTATAACAGATGCCCCACCACCCTGATATGTAACATAAATCTTATATAATTTCTTTCTTATTGATGGCTCACCAAAATCTAAATCTTTAGTTGCAATAACAATAGGTGGAGTAGTATCAACAAGAGGACTGTCTGTCCATTTATCTATAGTATTGTTACCATCATCAAAAATTAATAAGCTACCATCTACAGGGTCATTAATAAAATTGGAATTTGAATTTCCATCATCTACCATAGCGCTAGAAAACGTCCAAGATTGAGTAACCATATCATAAACATAAGCATCATTGCTTACATTAGCATCATCTGTGCCATTTAAAACAATTAATTGACGTTTAAATGGATTAAATCCAATTCGATGATAGTCTTCATTACTTATAAAATCATACCACGTAGATTGATTAATTTTGCGCTTTCCTTCTGCCTCAAGCAAATTAGATACTTGCTGACCATTATATAGATAACACCCATTTCTATTTACCCATGCGATACCATAATCAGTGCGACATGCAGCTCCAGGATTAGTAATCCCTTTATATTTATGCTCCCCCTCTAAATACTCTGAGCTTCCAGAAATATTAATTATATAACACGTGTTGCGTTTAAATTGTAATATTCTATCTGCATACTCTAAAAGAGCAATAATATCGTCTCCATCATGTATAGCAACATCAATATTATTTTTACTAGGGAATTTATCAAATTGATTAACTGGAGATTTTATCATTCTATCCCCACGTATTATACCATCTTGTTCAATATTACCTATATAAACTCTACGATTAGCTACTACTGCAGCTTTATAAGAATCAACCGTAATAGTATCTGTTGGAGCATGACCATTAATAGAATCATATTGTATAAATCTAGGTGGAATTGTCCATTTATTAGATGCTAAAGTACCTAAATCTACAGTAAGATGATTAGTGTAAACTGCTTTAAATGGAGCAAAATTTGTAGTACCACCTCCACCACCATCAACCCCAATACAGCTAACTCCTTTTTGGAAATCTACATCAAATAATTGCCATAATGTTGAAAAACCATCTTCATTAGATGCCCAATACACTCGTAATCCACTTATTCGCGGATTGCCTTTATCTGATGCGCCAGTAGTTCCATCTCCATCTAAATCAGCAGCTCCAAAATTATAATTATTAGTATTAACAGAATTAAGCTTGATAACTGGAGCAAACCATACAGCTACCATTTCACCAGCCTCATTAAAAGTACCTGCATTAGTAAATTGCATTTCATTTTGAACTGTATCACCTTCATATGTTCCCGTACCAGCTAATAAATCTGAACCCCAATGTTGCATTAATTGAGGCAAGCTTTCTTGTGTATGTTCATCATACATTGTTGTAACATAAAACTTATAACGTGTTGATGTAGTTGGCATCCACTGTCCACTCCCACTACTATCTTCTCCAATCTCTACAGCAAATCCCCATTCATGTTCAGAATTATCTGAAGTACTGGCTCCTCCATCATAATCATGGTCATGTGTTTGAACTGTACCATTATTAAAATGATAAAAATCACCAGAAATATCAACTTTATTACCTATAAGCGCATTCCTACATAAATCAATACCATTATTATTATCTTGATAAGTAGCAAAAGCACCTGCAATTTCCGCATTTTGCGTTGACCATTGTGCTGAAATATCCGCATGACAATTAGTTATTGATGAACCATAATCTTTTACAGGAATATAACCCCTCCATACAGGAGTAGAACCACCTCCATGGTCAGCATCTGCTATTCTAAGAGCTCCATCAACATAATACATAGTAGGACCATCATCACCTATAGTGCAAGCTATAGTACCTGTTTCGCCATCTTCGCCAAGACCTCTAATAGTATCGCCATCTTCTACAAGGTAATATGTTTGCCCAGGAGTAGCTGCTGTTCCAGTTGGATAATCAAATAAACCATCATGGTCAGTGCTTAATGCAAAAAACCCTTTACCTGGTCCCGTTAAATCTCCTGTAAAGGAAGTTTTATATGGAGTACCCATATCGCCAAGTACTATTAATTTACCCATTTCATCAACAGCAATATTTTGCAATTCTGCAAATTGGTTATTCGCAATATCTCTCGGGTCAGCATCATTATTGATACCACCGTTAAAGTTATTTATAACATGTGTCCGTTTAGGCATCTTTATTACCTTTAAATAAACGTGTTATTATATCAATTAATGTTTGATATGATTTAACTATACCACGTTGCTCTATTTGCATCTTCTTTTGTTGGTCTATCAACTTAATAATAATACCCTCTAATCTATTAAACTTTTGATGTATATCCTTCGTTAAATCGTCTTGAATATACTTGTTTTGCTTATATATAAACCATGCTAACCCTAAACAAAAAGCTATTGGTATCCCAAACTTTTCTATTACCTCTATAGGATTCATTTTTAATACTTGTTAAATTTATCTTTTTCAGCTGCTTTAATGAGTAAATCGATATTCTTTGGTGTATTTAAAACATCAGGAAGATAATTCATTTTATAATAATCGCTATTTAATTGTGCTACTTCTTCATCTGTTAAACCTTCTTGAGTAGACATCATATCTGTCCAATGAGGTCTAGACATTCTCCAAGGTAATACATCTTCATTCCATCTATATTGAGAAGGAGGTAATTGACCTTTGTCTAACGCATTTTGCATTCTAATTGCTGCATGAGCATGCTCTGGCGTAGGAAACATCGTATTAGAAGCATTGATAGCTGTATCTAATTTATTATCCATTTTCTTTTTATTTAAAACACGTTCTAATATACTCATAACTATCCTTTTATTAGTTCTCCCCATAAAGAGGCTTTACCATCTATAATTTGTATGATATGAACAGTAAATCTTCCACCTGTGTAATAATCTACGACTGCAAAGGCATGTGCCCATTTATGCTGTCTACCGCCTAACCATTTATTCTTCTCACTACTCATATCTTTTAAGCAACCTAAACTCCAGGCTGACTTTGGTCCATCCATATGTGTTACCGTATCTTGTTGTAACGCATGATGATGTCCGTATATTATATTACATCCTAATTTACGCAAATGATTTGCTGCGTGATATTGACCACCAAAATGATGACCATGATAATAATATAACTTTCCTATCTTTAGATACTCACCAGGAGCGTGATATTTATAACCACGTTCTTTAAACCTACCAGCTTTCTCAAATGACAAATCTAAATAAGGATGCTCTGCATTAAAGAAATCTAACCATTCATCGTGATTACCAGCACATATATGTTTAATACCTACATTTGCTTTATCTAAAGATTCATCGATATCATCCAGTAATTCATTTACACCTTTAATATCTTCTTCTACTTGAGGTAATATAAACTCTAGTGGCGGTTTCTTTTTACGCTTCCATTGCCAATGTGAACATCCTGCAAATTCGCCTAAATCACCTAAATCAACGTATATATCTGGTTTTACTATTTCAATCGCTTGTTTAACTACGCTGATTGCTTTTCTATCGTGTATAGGTGCGTGTTTATCAGGCGTGACAATTGCACGCTTAACGACACCCTTGTCGATACTAGCCATATCAAAAAACTCCTAACTGAAAAGGTCTCTTTCTTTAAATCCCCAATCAAGTGGTGATGTCCAAAGACCTTTCGCATTAGCAAGTAAAACTTCTGTTTTACTGCGTGAGAACTTCAAGAATAAAGCATCGCATTTTAAGCATGCCCATAATATCGGTTCATCTATTGCCCCTAATACCTCTATCGCTTCCAAATCACGTGATTTACAGTGTAAACATTGTTTTGGCTTACTTGAAAACGATTCTTCATTTTCAACGCCTATAGACTCAACCACGCTATCTGCTTGATTATCTACAATAAGGTCCTCTAATAGTATCATACTATTTTTCAAATGTTAAGTTTTTTCTTAACACTACTCCACATTTTATCATCTAACTTATTCTTCGATGAGCTTACAAGATAATCTCCTAAAACTCCTACTATACTTTTCATTACAGATTCTGTCATAATATTATTCATAACAAAACCAACTCCCTTGCTAAATAACTGCTTCATCATACTCCTTTTTTATAGTTTATAAGTTCTTTAATAATTTTGATTAATAAGTGTATAGCTGTTAAGCCTCCAACAATTACTGCCATATTATCTGATAACCATCCAGTTGATAATACTGCAACAGAGCTACCTCCTATTAATGTCGTTTTTAAAGTATCGTCTACCATAGTTCCTTTCTATGTTAATGAATCCCAAGTGCTATCAATGCCAGCCCATGAGTATTTGAAAAATTGATTATCTATAATAGTTTCTGTTCTATCTGTTTGAACCTTACTTTCCCAATTGCCATCTAACGTCTTTAATCTATCATTTATAGCCGTTTCTTCCCATTCCTGCCATGCATCTTCCCAATTAACTGTTGATGTGCTAAAAGCCTCATTTTCAAGGTTTAAATGCCTATTCCAATAATAATCAGTTAAATTCTCCCAATGTAAATTATCTTCTTCAATAAACACGTCATTATCAGTATTACGACCCATATAAGCAAAAGTATTATTATCAAATACTTCTTCATTACGCCATAAAGTTGGTTGATGAAATAAACTAAAGCTATCTATTACCGTATCAGGGAATTTATCTGACCAAGTTGCCCAAGTACTACTAACATCAGCCCATTTAGGAGAAGGGTGAATTTTACTTTCTTTAACAAAACCCATTAAAAATGTGCCTGCCTAATATTGCCTGTTTGAATATAATTTGACCTTGCGAATTTCTTTCCTTCTTTAACAATATCCATATACTTAGTATAAAACATTTTATGTAATTCTGCATCAATATTTGGAGGTATCAAATAAGAATCAGCTATAACTTTATAAGCTAAACCTTCTATAAATTGTATAGGTAAATCTGATTGCTGTGTTAAATCATCTCCAAAATCTGTTGCTTGTGCAATTGCATATATTCTAATTTCTTTAGCTACAGATATTGATTGAAAGTTACTTGTTTTATCATCACGTGTTATAGCATTATTGACTTTTTCAACAATAGCTAATCTGCCTTGACTTACATACCAATATCTATCATTAGAAGATTTAGAGGCGCCAGATAATCCTGAGCCTCCATCAAATTCATCATCATCAATAATAGGGTCACCTTGCAATCTAGGAATCTCAACATCATTAATTTGAACACGTGTTATCTTTAAAATATTATTATCTAAATTATAATATCTTTGACCTGCTACTGAATTTTGTACATATGTTTCTTTAATCAGTTCAGTACGTGCACAATAATCATTTTGAGCTCTATTAAGAGACTTACGTATTTCAGTCTCCCCCATAGGATGATGTTGCTTTATTAACTCTATTAATTCAAGTTGTTTCATATTATGATGCTACCATTCCAAGGTCAGGTTGAGTATCTACACCTCCACCGATATAATTCCATAAACTTCCATCAGATATAAAAATATATACTCCATTAGCTTCCATGACATCATGGTCTGCATGAATACCTCTGACCAGCGCTGTACCTTCTGTTCCATGAAATGTTAATTTTTCTCCACCAGTATTATTAACTATAATTATTTGTCCTGCTGCTCCTGTACCTGCAAATCGTATGCCAGTTCTAGCACCACCATTAGCATCTATTTCAACATGATTTTTAAGAACAGGAATTGAGCCGTCATTTGCAAGATTAGTTACTGCTGCTTTTGGAAAGACTACTCCATTATGAATCGACAGAGATAAAGCTTCTCCTCCATTCATAAAGAATTTAAAGACATCATTACCAGAAGATGAACTAATCTCAATCCCCCCGTAACTTACATCATCATCCAAAAAGAGTTTCATACGTCTATTATTAGCACCCTCAGCTAAATTAAGTTCATATGCAACTTCGTGAGCATTAGTTGTGCTACCTATTGTAAATCTTTTATCTGGGGTAGTAGTAAAAACTGGAGAAGTCACAGCATCATCAAAACAATATATTGAATCAGTATCTTCGTCAAGCTCTAACATTTTTTGACCACCAACCCAAATTCCTAAATTATCAGCTTCATCTTCAGTAATATATGTATGACCTCCTATCCCATCAAAACCTAATTTAACAGTAGGAGTTAAAATCAATGAATCTGCACTTTCATCCCAAATGCAATATTTAGTATTTGTAGCACCATAAAATATAACATCATGACCAGTATCATTAACACCAACCGTCAATGCGCCTTTAATATTTATAGCATGCCCTCCATCATCACGTCCAATTTGCAACGTGTCAGCACCATAACCGCTTCCAGCTATATATATTTTATGTAAATCACTTGATGGTTGTGAAAATAATGAGATATAAGGAGACGATGCATCTATTGCTATAACTCTAAATTCATCAGCATATATACTAGCTTGCTTTGTAGCACTTTCTTGGTCCAATTGAAGCATTTTACTTCCACCAACCCATGTTTGCAGTACATCTGTACTGCTTTGAAATATATAAGTATCTCCTCCATCATCGAAATAAAACTTATCCCCTGCATTAATACTAATATCATCAGTAGATAGTTTTAATGAAAATGTAGTTGTGCCATTCCCATCAGTAAGAGGAACACGTGTAGCTCCATTCCCACCTCCTGATGGAAGTGCTAATAACTGGTCATATGTTCCTGATATAGAACTACCTGTTAAACTTGACATATTAAACCTTCCTTATTTTTTATCAGAAGACTGCTCTAACATTTGTAATACCTCTAAAGCCCCTTGTGCTTTTAATAGCATTTGATTATAATGGACTACTTGTTTTTGTAAATCCTCAATTGCCTCTGCATTACTCATCTTTTTATCTTCTACTTTGTTTTCTTTTTTTATTGCCTTAACTGACATATTGCTCTCCTCTTGTTATTATTTATAATGATTCTGGGATATCATTTCCATCAGAATCTTGTGATAATGCACTCGATATCGACGTGCTTAATTTATTATTAATTTTTGGCTTTTTACTTGCTGTTAATAACCACTCTTTAATTGATGCTTTTACTGCTGATTTATCAGCACTAGCAGAAGCAGTTACTATATTATCATAATGTCGCCCATCTCCATCTATCACGTGTACTGACCAACCTATATGTGTTCCATCGGCAGCAGTCTTTTTATTCATCCTAGTCACTTTTGATGCATTAATATCATCATTTGTAAACTTTGGAATTGCTGGAATATTATCACTCATTATGCATCTCCTAATTTTTTAATATTATTACTATCTAACAATTCTTTTGTTGCTTCTTTGCCAATTACTTCATTTGATACTTTAGTAAAAGCTTGTAATAAATTCTGGAACTGCTCATACTGTTGCCAAATTGCACCATTATGCAGTCTTTGTAACCTAGTGATATTTGTCATACCACCGTTTTCTAACTTATCACCTAAAATACCAGCATCAATTAATGTTTGCTCATTATAATCAATATATTCATCCCATTGATTTTCAATTAATCCTTGAGTATTTGGCAGATTCATATCTAAAGCTCTTACTAATTGTGCATCATTATACTCATCAAAAACTGTAGCGGCAGTTGTACCAGCTGATGTGCCGCCAACTGCACCACCACCTGCATCACAATGCAAATCTCCTGATGTATCTATAATAAATATTCGTCTACTGACGCCACCAATTTGACCACCAACAGCAAATACATTTCCATTTGCAGTTAAATCTGCTTCATTACCAGCATTATCATGCAATGTAGCCATAAAATCAATCATACCCATATACCCAGTACTTTGATTAGTATTCATTGCTGTACCACAAGCCTTAAAACCTAATGGTGATATACTGGCTCCAGGAGTATTATCCGCTATAGCGTTTACTTGCAACCCACCTGTTGCTCCATCTTTTTTTGCAAATGTAGCAAATGTATCTGTTTCGGCAACACTAGTAAAATTATGACCTACATCAGTAGATTTAAATGTTAAAATCTTACTATCATCTGTACCTTGTTGAATAGTTAAAATGCCATCTGGACTATATTCTGTAGTGCCAGTGTCACCATCACCTCCCACAGAACCTCCCCATCCATCATCAGCATTTACACCAGTGGTTCCACCAACAATAGCTACTCTTCTATTATCGGTCTCGCAACTTAACATATAATCTGTATAACTTTTTCCAATAAACGCCCTATGTATTGAATTAACAGAACCATGAAACCCAAATTGTATTAAAGGAGTACCTTTTATATCGCTATGTTTTACAGCAGTATAGCCTCTTGCCCATCCAACTGAAGCCTCAGAATTAACCCCTACAGAAGTAATTGCAGTACCAGAAACCCCATTCGTAGAATCAGTATCTGCAATAAACTGAGGATACCAATCTTTGCCTTGTTGGTCAGTTCCCAGAACACGTAAAGCGTATTCAGGTCCTCTTGGATATGAGTAATGAGTACCAATACCAACTTTAGCATTTAATACTACATTAGTATTAGAAGAAGTTGTATTATCAGTCCTACCTAATAGTATGACATCATCACTATAATTATCACCTGTTGCTTCAATAGCATGTACTGCAGCAGTGCCATTGCTGCTTTTTTGAGATTGTAAGTTTAGTCTACTATCAGTAGAAAGACCTAAATCTCCATGTCCAATATATAATTGGTCTGCATATAAAGCACTACTAACTCCACCAGGGTTTAATCTTAAAGCTAGTTTTCCAGCAGTATAAAAATCCATAATTCCATTTTCTGACTCTGTAATATATGAATTAGTTCCACCATCTAAATAAAACTTTTCACCTGTATTAATTGATATTGCATTGGCACTTACTTTTAATGCAAACGTTGTTGCATTATCTCCATCTGACAATGTTACTAAATTATTTGCATCGCCTCCACCTGCTGGGAGGACTAATAATCGATTATAACTACTCGATACTGTACTTCCACCTAAACTTGACATTACTGTCCTCCTTTATTTCCCGCTTGAGGGAATTTACTTAAATATTCTCTTTTTAAATTATCTCTTCGTTCTTGTTGCCATTGATATTGTTGTTTATCACGTTCCATACGTGATTGTATATCAGACATTAAAGCTTGAGCAATAGATAAACTTGAACTTACTTCATCTATGCCTGTTCTTCCAATCGCTTGCCAATGGCTTAATTCTGATTGCGCACGTTGCATTTCTGCTTGAGCTGCATTTAAAACACTATTTGCCATTTCAGAATCTTCATCATTTAACCACTCTACAACATTATTAGTCAATTCTTGACCTAGATAGTCAGTTGTTCCTCCAGCATCAAATAATGATTTTGCATTACTTAAAGCGTCTAATACTTGTGCAACTTGCGATTTATCAGTAATAAATGTATCTTCATCTCCAAAAGTACGTGCTGAAAATGATGTGAATTTATTTTGAGCATCTGTCAATTGAGTTTTTACTGCAGTAATAGCTGTATCAATATTAGTATTAGTTAGTAAATCTAATAACTGTCTATCTAATGTAGCAATAGCTGCGTATAATATCACGTGTTCATAATATTGATTTGGGAAACTATCTATAGATGCAGTGCTAACAGTCCAATCCGTAATACTATATTCAGGGATATATGAATAATATCCTTGCTCAACAACCGTTGGATTCGGTTTTACAATTAACTGATTATCATGCTTATAAAATACAGGACTTAAGCTTGTTGCTTTATGTATAGACATAGCGCCCAACGTTGTATTAGGGTCTGCATATTTTGCTTTACTAAAAGGTATTTTTTGACATGAAATTCCATCACGTTCTACAGAAATTACATCTCTTACATCATCTAACGCAACTGTCATAGAGCTAGTATATGCACTAGATTGTTTTGCAAATTCAGATGCCTCAACCTCCCCTGAGCCTTTTACCTTAGATATAACATCATAGCATCCATCAATTATCCATTGTTGCAATGCATTATCATCAGCAGCCCCTAAAGAGCCTGCTAAATCTGTTATTCTTTCTTTAAATCCAATAACTGCCACTATTTTTTACCTTTTTTCTTATCAGTATTCATTTTACGCCTAGTATCAGGCTTAGCATTACCATGCCAAGGATTTCCAATACTACCACTATATACTACTTTTTTTTGAGGCATTATCTTTTATTCCTTTTAGCCTTACGACGCTTAGGAGACCCATTTTTATTCTTCTTTTTAGGTCTCCCTCTCTTCTTACCATATGTTCCTGGCCCGTATGGCAATCTTATCTCCTGCCTTTTCCACGACTTTTAGCTACACCTCTTTTGGAAGCTGCACTACTTTTACGTGATTTTTTTGTTGCACTTTTCTTTCTTCTTTTATATATTGCCATCATCTTCTCCTTAATTTGGCGTTATTGCCAATTCTATATATTGATGAGGATGCACTCCTATTGGAGTACCTCCTGTTTCAAATTCTATTTTTAATCTTTTATATAATCCATCATTACCATCTAATGCATCACTATCAAAATGAACCCCCATTTGAGTTGCCGTTTCCGCATCGTCTATCAATGTCCTAATAGTAAACCAATTAACCTTATCAACGCTACCTTCTAAATAAATTGTATTACCCCAAGTTGGGGCATTTGTGTCTCTTTTTGGAATATGCCTCTTACCATTCCATAATAAATTAAAGCTACGATTGCCTATTCCGAAAGGCAAAGGCTCAGTAACGACCGTATCACCTGCTACTTCTGGACTTTTATACCAACATGTATATGTATTATCCATAATTTTCGGCAATCTATCTAAAGCACTTTTATTCATAGTCCATGAAAATTCAGCATCATCTGCATAGAGTGTGTTAGACAAACTTCTGAACCCAAAATGTAATCCTGGAATTATTGTATATAAAGTTTGAGCATTTCCAAGTTTACTTAAAGTAGGAGCGTTACTACTTTGAACGTCAATATCTTGATGAGTGTCCAGTCCGCCCATTCTAAAATGTGGTTGCGCAGTAGACGGGTCTACTGTAATAGATTGTGTTCCAGCAGTTCCATCAATAAACACTGCAGGCCTTTGTAAAGCCTTACAACTGTCAAATAAAGAATCATGATACATAACCATTTTATACGTAATGCCTAAAGCGTCTGAATGTAAAAACCAATCATCCGATAACCATATATCCACACTAGTTCTTCTATCTCCTGCTGGATGATTAAAATATCCTGTTTGAGTTACTATATTATAATCAGGATTAGCACTATTCTCTTCTTCACCAAAAAGTCTAGTGAGTGGATAACGATAATTTTTCCACTTAGTACAATGCGGGAATCCAACTCTATCTGCCATTTTAGTGAGGCACCACGTGTATCATTATTGATTCATTTTGTGCATTAGCTGCTGCAGTTAATTCTAATCTCATATAAGGCATTCTGCCTTTTGCATCATAATCATATACAGCTGCTTTTGTTACATTGTCTAAAGTAACACCATCTAATAAATCTGTATGTAAATCTACCCAATTAACATTATCTACAGAACCTTGAACACTACAATCCATTTCAAGCGCTCCACCCAAATCGCTTCCTCCAGAGTTCAATATTATAGTCAAATCTCCCATTACAGGAAAATCAAAATGATGTGTATAATCTGCATCAGTACCACCATCCATGTTAAAGATACAATAGTATCCCATTGTACCTTTGACGCCGCTAGTGGCGCTATTTACTCTTCCCGTAGGCGTCGTATAAGGTGTAATATTTGGGTTGTCAGAGTCCAAATCATCTGTTGCTGTCATATCAGCTATTCGGCTCCATTTTGTGCCTAATAATTCTGCTGCCATATCTTACCTTCCTTATTTAATTATTTTCTAATTTTTCGCATAATATGGTATCCATTTATCGGCACCATTAATACTAACCAATATATGTCCTTCAAGAGCACCAACACTTGTATCTGTTGACAAGCTTTTTGTTTGGTCTGAAGCCGTAGTACCAGTAAATAAAACAAAAGGTTCATCATCATCCAACTGCTCTAATCTTAGTATTTCTTTTGTACTACCATCTACATTTCTAAGATGCAATGTATTAGTTGGAGTAAAATTATCTCCAATTGAAACCATTCCATCTTGCAATCTCATCTCGTAATAAGAACCACCACCTCCGTTAGCTCTTGTTCCAAAAAACATAGTATCATTACTACCAGTAGCGTTATTTAAACCAGCACAAAAAGTTAAATCTCCTGATGAAGAGATATTAAAAGCGCTTGTACCCATGGAAAGCATTTCTGTAGCACTACCACTTGTAAGTCTAAGCTGTGATGATTGTATATTTACTACGCCAGTACTAATATTAACTGAAGGAACATCAAGGTCGTTATATGTACCTTTTATTTCACCTGATACTACTAAATCTTTTTTTACATTTAACGTATTATTAATTACATTTGCACCCATTTTTTTCCTTAATTTTGTAGTAATAGGGAGCCGAAGCTCCCCATTACATCATTATATCACTAACCTATTATGATGGGTCAGGACCTACGCCACCGACAGCGCTTTCTCCTAATGGAAGGTTAATTCCATCAGCATCAAGACCAGATACAAAAAAGTATCCTTGCCATGTAGTATTATCTTCTGTACCATCATTCCATATTAACCGTATCCAAGGATAGTACTTATCAGTTAAGTCCATTTCATATTCTTGAATACCAGCTACATCTGGAGTTACATCAGCATCTAGTTCTGATATTAGCACCCAATCTTTTCCATTATAGGAGCCTTGAACACCAAAATCAGAAGTTACATTCGCACCTGCTAAAGTAGTATTAAAACCTACTCTTAATTTACGATTTTGAGCCATAATTCCTGGTATGCCAGGACTAACTAAAGCAGCATCAGTATCAGTAGGGTCAACAGTAGCTGACAATAAAGTAGCTACCCCTCCATCTGATGTTGATTTGTCCCAAGTACCATAAACACCAGTATCAGAAATGTGATGTGTACCATCTGTAACAGTTTGATTTATAAAGCTTGTTTGAGCCATTTATCTATCCCCCTCTCTTAAGAAAACTTAAGAATTGCGTGAGTTTCAGGAAGACTTATTTCAAGTCCAGCTTCAGTAATGATTTGGTCTTGTCTACCATCAATACCTGGATTTTGAACATTTGTCTCAATAAAGGTGTCACGATTTACACCATTACCTGCTAAAGGACGATAAGCGACATTGCTTAGGTCAACACATACAGCATAATCTTCCCAAGGGCCTCTTAATAAAGGCTCAGCAACAAAATGTAAATTACCAAATATAGTATTTACAACTGTTACTGTATGCCCGAAAGCACCAGGAACACTATTAACGTCTAATCTATACTGAGAAGAACCAACAGAGTTATTCATAAAAGAACCAGCACCTAATTTATTTAAATACGTGATTACTTTTCTTGAAGCTAATACTAGTTTTTCTCCTGAATTTCCACCTTCAGGTGCAAAGAAATCTTCCATTGCATCTAAGAAAGCATCATATCCAGAGGAAGCATAAGACATATTATATACTTTACCATTTGATGAAGTAAAAGGTATAATACCATGAGAATACCTAGTAGGAGCACCACCATCTGCAGCTTCACCAGCAGCAACAATAATGCCATCACCAAATAACATAGCTTGCTCTATGTCCATTTTATGTTCCATTAATTTATCTTGCCAAATACGTTGATACTCATTAGCAACACCTCTATATTCTGTAGCCATAGAAGTTCCAGAGAAAATGTTCATTCCAGTTTTGAATATTTGACAATATCCTTCTCTGTCATACATTTTATCTTCCCAACCGATAGGACTATCAGTTCCCTCAGCCCATGCTGTACCAATTACTTGACCTTTATTACCAACTGAAAATACAGTTCCATCAGGAATTGTAGTTCCAACTGCTGTTAATTTCTCACCAGAAATTTCAGTTCTACCATCAGATGTTCTGTGAGCAATATCAGTTCCATCATGAGCGCCTGATGCAGAGCTATTAACTACTGTATCTTCTTCTACTTTAAACCGATATACAACACCATCGTCAGCTTTAACAGCTAATATACAACCTGGTACGATAAATCCACAATGAGAACCACTGCTTATTTTACCATATTGGTCATATTTTGCTGTTACAATTAAATCCTCACCAGCGTCAACTGCGCCATCATGCGATTCTGCACCTGACATTGTTAATGCTGTTGTTGATATTTCGAAATTACGTCTTTGCCATTGATGCCTCTGTTCTAGAAATTTAAACACAGGGTCATTAGTTGCTTTTTTTGCTACTTTATTTAAGTATACAAAAAATGGACTTTGTTGCGGAGCTAACTCTGCAACTCTATCCCCGAAATTAAAGACTCTACGAGTATTATCTAAATCAGCTGTACCTGAACCAGCAGCAGACGCAATATTACTATATACTGTTGCCATTACAACCTCTTATTCTTTTACCCTCTATCAGCTGTCTTGTGACCTTCAAGTAGGGTTATTTATTTAAATGGATTTTTACTATCAAAATCCGATATCATTTTATCCATAATCTGGTCTTCAGTGGAGCCTGTCGCCTGATTTCCCGTGCCTGGCATAGTTCCCATAGGAGAAGGTACTTGCTGTGCTCTCTTCGTCTGTTGAAACGTTGGAGAAGGGGCAGTCTGAACATTACCGCTCACAGGAGCGTTCTGTCCTTGCTTAATCCTCCACAATTGCACCAAATTATCCATAGTTAATGAATCTTTGGATGACATTTCTTTTATAAAGCTTTGAGCTTCTTCTGGATTTAAACCATATTTCGTTTGAACCATATTATTAACATTAGCAAGTTCTTGTCTTTGCTTAGCAAAAGCTTCACGTCTTTTTACTTCTTCAACACGTGCTTTACGCTCATTACCTAATTGTTCTTGAATTATAGCCATATCATATTGATGCTTCAATTCTTTATACTCTTCCATGTTATCACGCCAATCCTCTACCTCGTCTAAATAACGAGCGCTTTCACTAGAAGAGTCGCTATAAGCTTCTTCTCTAGAGAAATTACGTGGTTTACTAGGCCTTGTTGGAGCATCAGGGAATTTATCAACTTCAGGTTCAGGTTGAGCAGGCGCTTGTGGCTGTTGCATCATTTGTTGTTGCATTGCCATCATCT